AACAGGCGTTTGACGTAGCAAGATTTCCTAGCACTAATTGGTATTCAGATAACATTATGTGCGATGATCTATCTAAAGCAGGGTTCAGTCATTTTGTAAGCACAGCTTACGTGCATCACGCAGGAAGTCAGACAGTAGGAATGGATTACGCAAAGTGCCACGAGGAACCTAGAGCTTGGATAAAAGAAAATAGACCGGATGTGTACGATAAGTATTACGCATGACACCAGAAAGGTAATGCAATGGAAGAAGTAGAGAAAAGACCAGTAGGCAGACCATCAGAGTATGATCCTTCATATTGCCAAAAAGTTATCGAACTAGGAAAACTAGGCAAGTCATTTGAGCAAATGTCAGCTCAATTAGACATATCGTATAGAACATTATGTAGGTGGAGAGACTCTATTGAGGAATTTTGTCATGCCTTGGAGGATGCTCACGCATATAGTCAGGCATATTGGGAAGATTTAGCTCAAACTCACCTAATTGAGACAAAAGAAACGCCAAGAATCAATACTGGCTTATGGTCAAGAAGCATGGCAGCTAGGTTTCCTAAGAATTACTCTGAGCGCATAAAGCAGGAACTTACTGGTGCGGATGGCGGTGCAATGCAACATAGCGTGACATGGCAGAAATAATAATTCCATACAAACCCAGACCACAGCAGCTCGTATTACATGAGGCTATGGATAACAATAGGTTCGTTGTTGGAGTTATGCACAGAAGATTTGGGAAAACTGTGTGCGCAATCAACCAGCTTATCAAAAAAGCAATAGAGTGCGAGCTGCCTGATCCTAGATTCTGTTACGTTGCTCCTACTTACACACAAGCCAAGAGGATAGCGTTTGACTACTTGGTTAAGTTTACTAGACCGCTAGGTGCTACCGTAAACATATCTGAACTGCGTGTTGACTTCTGGGGCAGACGAATCTCGTTGCATGGCGCAGATAATCCAGACTCATTACGTGGAACTTACTACGATGGGTGCGTCCTAGACGAAGTAGGTGACATGAACCCAAAGGTATGGAATGAGGTTCTTAGACCGAGTCTGAGTGATAGATTAGGCTGGTGCTTATTCATAGGAACCCCAAAGGGTATGAATCACTTTGCAGAGTTCCGTGATAGAGCAGAAGAAACTGAAGGCTGGAAACTAATTGAATTTAAAGCTAGTCAAACAGGAATCATTCCTGAGTCAGAACTTAATGCAGCTCGTGCTGAGATGGGCGAGGACAAGTATCAGCAAGAGTTCGAGTGTAACTTTAATAGTGCCGTAGAAGGGGCTTACTATGGGCAGATTATCAACGATCTTGAAGCAAAAGGTCGTATCACCACTGTTGACCGTGATGATCTTTGCAAGTCTTATGTGGCTTGGGATTTGGGTATGGGTGACTCTACTTGCTTGTGGGTGGCTCAATTGGTTGGCAAGGAAGTCAGGCTCATTGATTTCGTGGAAAACCACGGGGTCGGGCTTGATTGGTATGTCAATTGGCTCAAAGAAAATAGATATGAGCGTTTCGACCAGTACCTTCCACATGACGTTGAAGTCCGTGAGATGGGGACAGGAAAGAGTCGCAAGGAAGTCCTCCAAGAAGCAGGACTAGAGATTACCGTAGCTCCTAGACTATCTGTGGCTGACGGCATACAGGCAGTGCGTAGGTTGCTACCTCGTTGTTGGTTTGACAAGGATAAGACTAAGCAAGGCGTTAATGCTTTACGTAACTATCGCAGGGAATACAACGAGAAGCAGAACGTGTACTACGAGAAACCGCTACACGACTGGGCATCTCACGCATCAGATAGTTTCAGGTATTTAGCGATAACACTTGACGAATCAGACGATTCATGGTCATCAAATATCACAATAAATACTAAATGGGTTGTATAATAAGCAAAATATCCGCATAGGGTTTAGCTATGGATTCAGGACAAGTAAAAGGTATTTTAGAGAACGAGATTGAGAACGCAATCGGATTCATCGACTCTGAAACTACTGACGAACGGACAAGAGCATTACAGTATTACTTACGTGAACCTTACGGTAACGAGGTTGAAGGTCGTTCACAGATCGTAACAGGCGAGGTAGCTGAAGCTGTTGATGGCGCATTGCCACAGCTCCTACGTGTCTTTACGACAACAGAGGACATCGTTTACTTTGAACCTAAGTCACCTAATGACGAGGAAAGCGCAAAGCAAGCTACTGAATACTGTAACTGGGTGTTCTATCGTGAGAATGATGGTCTGCTGATTCTGCATAACTGGTTTAAAGATGCGCTCCTGCAAAAGACAGGCGTGGTTAAGTCTTACTGGGATTCGCAAGAAGATGTAGTCAAAGAGAAGTACAAGAACCTAACAGAAGAAGAACTTGCCTTATTGCTATCTGACGAGACGATGGAAGTCGTGCGTCAAAAGGTAGATATGGTAGAAGCTGGTGTAGATCAGATGGGTATGCCGATTATGGCCCCCTCTTATTCTGTTACGGTAAAGAAGGTTAAGAAGTCTGGTCAGGTAAAGATTGAGAACGTGCCACCAGAGGAGTTCTTGATCTCTAAGGCAGCTAAGACTATTGATGATTCTCCGTTTGTAGCTCACAGACGTTTGATGCCTCGTAGTGACTTAATCGCTATGGGTTACGATAAAGACGTAGTTGACAGTCTGCCAACGTATGACGATCTAACCTACAGCCCTGAGCGTATCGCACGATTTAACCAAGACGAGCAACCAGATTCAGCTCCTAGCTTAGACTTCTCGATGCAGACTGTTGAGGTATACGAGTGCTATATACGCATTGATGAGGACGAGGACGGTATTGCTGAGTTACGCAGGATTGTTTACTGTGGCTCTGAGATTCTGGAAGATGAGGAAACTGACGTAGTTCCGTTCCATTCTATCTGCCCTATACCAATTCCGCATAAGTTCTTTGGTCAGTCATTAGCTGACAGAACGATGGATATTCAGTTAATCAAGTCCACGTTAATGCGTCAGACTTTGGATAACTTGTATCTAACAAACAATGCTCGTGTTGGTGTTGTCGATGGTCAGGTTAATCTTGACGATATGCTTAACGCTACGCCTGGTGGCATTATCCGAGTAAAGAATCCTAATGCTCTAATCCCAATGCAAGTGCCTAGCGTTACAGGTCAGGCGTTCCCAATGTTCGAGTACCTTGACGGTGTAGCAGCAAAGCGTACAGGCGTTACAGACGCTTCAGCAGGTTTAGACCCAGATGTACTCAGCAACGTCACTGCAACTGCTGTAGCGGCTATGATGAAGTCTAACTCTGGTAAGTTAGAGTTGATCGCTCGTGTGTTCGCTGACACTGGCGTTAAGTCGCTGTTCAGAGGTATCTTGCATTTATTGGGCAAGTATCAGGACAAGGCAAAGCTAGTCCGTATGCGTGGCAAGTACGTACAGTACGATCCTAGAACTTGGGCGAATGAATACGACATTAGCATTAACGTAGGTCTTGGTTCTGGTGACAGAGATCAGAAGCTAGCAATGTTGCAGATGATTCTGGCTAAACAAGAACAGATATTGCAGCAGTTTGGCCCTTCTAATCCGCTAGTATCGGTAGGACAGTATCGCACCACGTTAGCAAAGTTTATTGAGTCAGCAGGGTTTAAAGATGCAAACGCATTTCTTAACGAAATTACTCCTGAACAAGATGCTGCTCTTGCACAGCCTCAACCCCCATCTCCCGATGCACAGGCAGAGGTTGCTCAGATGCTTGCGAACGTTGAAAGAGAGAAGATCGCTGCGAAGTCGCAGATTGACTCGGAGAAGCTAAAGTTAAAGCAGCAGGAACTCGAAGCTCAATATACCCAAAAGGGCTTAGAGATGGCTATGAAGAATCAGCAGCAACAGGCTGACATTAAGATTAAAGAAGCACAGTTAGCTGTTCAGCAGTTACAGGCAATCCTAACGATGGATATGGCAGACGAGCAGATGCGTCAGAAACAAGCTGAGATTGTTCTGAAAGCGATTAAAGAATTAGGTGGTTTAGTCCAATGAGTAAAGCAGATTGGGCAGCTCGGATACTTCAAGATGAGCGATTCATTGAGGTAATGAACGAGTTAAAAGAGTTAGAGATACAGAAGTTTAGAAGTACAGATTACAGCGACATGGAACTACGTGAACAAGCGTATTTACGCCTCCGAGTTCTAGAGGATATAGAAGGTTATATTCAAGGGCTTACTAACCAGAAGCTCATTGACGCAAAAAGATGGAAGATTTTGTAGTCCGTATAGGGCGGTTCCCTATATAATTATGGAAATGAAAACATGAGCGATACTGAAAGCACCACTCCAGAGGGAAGTGCGCAGTTAGATGTAAATGGTGCAGCTAACGCTATTTTGGGATTAATGGGTACTGATGACGGCTCCGAACAGGAACAACCAGAACAGCGCACAGAATCCAACGATAGCGATGCCGAATCAGAGGAATACGAGGAATCGGACGAATCTGAGGTAGAACAAGAAGAAGCTGATGAGTCAGAGGAACCCCAAAAATTCCGTGTCAAAGCCGCTGGCGAAGAACGGGAGGTAACCCTAGATGAACTCATTAAGTCGTATCAACTTGGCACTGATTATACAAAGAAATCGCAAGCTGTAGCGGAAGAACGTAAGGCGGTTGAGGCCGAACGCCAAGCAGTTCAAGAAGCGAAGCAACTCCGAGATACTTATGCGGAGAGGTTGCAGTATATCGAGCAAGCCTTGATGCAGCCTCAAGAAACAGAGAATCTGGAATACCTGAAAGAGACTGATCCTATTGGATACGCTGTTAAGGTTGCAGAGATGTCTCAGAGGGAAAAGCAGTTAGCGCAGGTTCGTGCTGAGAGAGCGCATATAGCTCAACAGCAAGAATACGACAGACAGCAGCAACTACGTGCAACGGTCGCACAGGAAGCTGAGAAGTTAGTCGGTGCGTTACCTGAATACGCTGATCCTGTTAAAGGTGAAGTGATCCGTAAAGAGATACGCAGCTACGGTAAACAGGCTGGATTCTCGGATGATGAACTAGCGAATGTATTTGATTCACGTGCTGTATTAACGCTATATAAAGCTATGCAGTACGATAAATTGAAAGCATCGCAACCAGCTATTGCTAAGAAGGTGAATGACGCTCCAAAGGCTATGAAGCCTGGAGTATCAAACCCAAGAGATAGCAATGCTGAGGACTTGAAAAAAATGAAGGCTAGGGTAAGGCAGTCTGGAAAGATTACTGATGCCGCAGCCGCTTTTGAACGATTCTTATAAGGAAGTATTATGCCTACATATCAAACATTTACCGCTATCGGTATGCGTGAAGATTTATCTGACGTTATCTATAACATCAGCCCAACTGAAACACCAATTATGTCCTCTATCGGTAAGACTAGCGCAACTGCTGTTTACCATGAGTGGCAGACTGACAGCTTGGCTTCTGCTACTACCGCTAACGCTGCGGTTGAAGGTGCAGACGCAACTAGCGCAACTTTATCTCCAACGACTCGTGTAGGTAACTACACACAGATCGTACAAAAGACTGTTCAAGTTTCTGGTACTTTGGACAAAGTAAATAAAGCAGGGCGCAAGTCAGAAAAAGCTTATCAACTTGCAAAGGCTTCGGCTGAGCTAAAGAGAGACCTAGAGACAATCATCACTGCTAATCAAGGTCGTAGCGCAGGTACATCAACCGTAGCCCGCACAATGGGTTCGTTGTTGTCATGGATCAAGACCAACAGCTCACAAGGCAGTGGCGGTTCTGCTCCAGCAACTTCAGGTGTATCTACCCGTACCGATGGTACACAGCGTACTGCTACTGAAGCATTGTTGAAAACTGTTATCGCTTCTATCTTTGATCAAGGCGGTTCACCTAAGGCTGTATTCGTTGGCTCTGCTGGTAAACAGAAGATGTCAACCTTTGCAGGTATCGCTGTAAATCGTTATCAGATCACCAAGCCTGAAGCTGGCGTTATCATCGGTGCTGCTGACATTTATCAGTCTGACTTTGGTCAATTGTCTA